CGCCGTCTGGCACTTCATCACCGCCCCCGTCCTTGAGCAGCTAGCCGCCAAGGAAGCCGAACGTGAGCGGAAGCGTGCCGAGCGTCTTGCCTTGGCCGAACGCAATCGCGCCATCGACGCAGCCCCGCTCACCATCCCATCCTTCCTGCGTCGCGCTCCGGTGCCCGCATGATCCTCGACATCGCCTTTGAGATTCTGTCCTTCACCGCGCCTTGGATATTGGCTGCGCTTATAGCTCTGTTTGCTGAAATGGTGATGGAGCCATGAATAGGAGTGCCTACGCGCTTCGCGCTCCGGGGGAACTGGTCGAAAGACCTTCCGCCTCGCAACTCAGGGTGCTGGACCTGTTCTCGGGTATCGGAGGTTTTAGCCTGGGCCTCGAACGGACGGGTGGCTTCAAGACCGTCGCCTTCTGCGAGATCGAGGAATTTCCCCGCCGCGTTCTCGCCAAGCACTGGCCCGACGTTCCCATCCACCGCGACGTGAGAGAGTTGAAGGCCGAGCATGTCGGAGCAGTCGACGTTATTTGCGGCGGATTTCCCTGCCAGGATATCAGCACGGCTGGCAAAGGCGCGGGGCTCGCAGGTGAACGAAGCGGCCTTTGGCGTGAATACGCCCGTCTTGTTGGCGAGATTCGACCCCGCTACGTCATCGTGGAAAATGTCGCCGCGCTTCTCGGGCGAGGACTCGGAACCGTTCTCGGGGACCTGGCCGCGCTCGGGTATGACGCGGAGTGGCATTGCATTCCGGCTTCCGCCGTTGGTGCGCCTCACCAGCGCGACCGGCTCTGGATTGTGGCCTACCCCCGCCGTGATGATGACGCGAGAGAACTGGACTGCGGACCAGCTCGCGGCGAAGAGGGCCACGGTGAAAGCCGAGACGCTGGCGAAGGGCAAGCACCATACGGGCAATGGCTTTGGATTGAACCTAGCGCAGGCAGTGCGGTTCTGGCCGACGCCAACCGCGAGGGACTGGAAGGACGGCAGAGCAATCGGCAAGGCGCCGATCAATGGGCTGCTGGGCCGAGCGTGCGATCCCTCCCCGGAACGTGGATCCCTGAACCCAACGTGGGTCGAGTGGCTAATGGGATTCCCCAGCGAGTGGACCGTCTGCGAGCCCTCGGTAACGCGGTCGTCCCACAAATCCCGGAAATCATAGGTCGCGCGATCCTCGCTGCTCAGCGGGTGGCGGCATGACCTCACGATATGGAAGCCCGGCCGAGCTTTGCGGGGCGATGATCGCCCGGCCGGGTGCGGGCGGGGGTGCCCACAAACTGAATGACGTTTCCGAAATCGGTGTGAGCAACTATGCCGCCGATCTGCCGCGCTCTTCCTCCCGGTCCGCGCTGGCAGGCCCCGACCGCGTTCCTCCCCTGGGCGGTCGGGGCAATCCTTACGGCCCCGCTGTCTCCACCGCTGGGCTTACTCGCGCCGCCAGTGTCGCCTTCGGGCGTGCTGGCGGCGTCTTTTTCCAGAATCTTGACGTGAGCGCATCGCCCTGCTTGGCGGCTGACGATGCGGCTCACGATGGCGCCGAGGGACTTCCATGTATCGGCTTTGCTCATACCCACGAAGGTAGGAGCAAGCATGGTCGAGAGGTCGCACAAGTCGTGTCAGGACGAACACAAAATGTCGGTTGCCACTGAAGCCCGCGAAATGGTGGCGGCGATTGCCGGCCCGCGTGGCTGGCAGGACACCCGCGAAAGCTGGCTGTCGAAGGCGGCTCGCCGTCTTGGTTTCAGCTTCCCGCGTACCCGGTCGATTTTCTACGAGCGTGCCCGCGTCATAAGCGCGGAAGAGTGGATAGCGTTGAACGAAACAATGGCGGCACTGACGCAAAGGTCCGGCGCGAGACATGGGGAACTCGATGCTCTTACGGCTATGGCGCGCGCGGCTGATGCTGCGTCTCTCAATCGTACTGGACCGCTGGGCGTGGATCGCCATGACGCAGGCAAAAAGGGACTTCAGCCGAAGCGTTAGGCCGTCCGGCGATCTGTTTGACCAAGACGAGTGGGGGAGGGGCAAGTGATGAGTGCAGGATCGTTGAGCTACGTCGCGGAAAGCGACACAGGCCACATGACAATGATGCACGCGCGGCTGAAGCGCCTGCACGACAGCATGAAAGCGCGTGGCGCGTCGCCGGATGCCATCGCCCGGCTGCCCAAGCTGCCGCTGAGAATGAAGCCATTGGGCGAGGGGCTTCCGCCCATCCTGCTGGCGAAGAAACCGCATCCCCGCGCGAACAACGAAATCTGCACGCCCATTGCCAAGCGACCGGGCCGGGCAATCAATCTGGTTGCCCGCGAGTATCGCCAAAATCTGGTGCATTTCATGGAGGCGCGGGCGAAGAACCTCCGCACCGAGATCGTCGCCGTTCTGTCGAAGGCCAGCGGCCTCAGCGAATACATGCTCGCTGGCCCTGGCAACGGCAAGTTTCCCTCCCGCATCCGCTCGATCGGCATGATGGCGGCGCGGGAAAACGGCATGACGACCGAACAGGCGGCGGCGATCTTCGGCCGCGAGCGCACCGCCGTCACCCACGCCCGCGCCAATCTGCCGGGCTGGCTGGAAGAGGACGCAGAGTTGCGGCGGATCAAGGCCGCGCTTGATGAAGCACTGGGGGCCTGCAAATGAGCGACATCAAGACGACCGGCGCGCGGCGTGGGCCTAAGCCCATTCCGGTTGCGCTGCGGTTCGGGAAGTACTTTTCCATTGATCCGGCCTCTGGTTGCTATGTTTGGACTGGCGCGATTTATCCAAACGGCTACGGCCAAATCTCCGTCAATCGTCGCATGCAACTCGCGCACCGCGTCTCGTGGGAGATGGCGAACGGGCCAATCCCCGAGGGTCAATTCGTCTGCCATCGTTGCGACACTCGCGCCTGCGTGAACCCCGATCACCTATTCATCGGGACGCGCCGAGAGAACGTGGACGACATGCTGGCAAAGGGCAGGCAGGGGCACGGCGAAAGCCACGGTAACGCAGTCCTGACGGACGACATCGTGCGGCGCGTCAGAGCCGCCAAAGGCCCTCAAGTGGACATCGCCAAGCAGTTCAACATTTCAAAGCAGCAAGTCAGCCGGATCATTCGCGGCGACCGCTGGGCTCACGTTTAAGGAGATCAGAATGTCGAAAACAGTCGGCGCACTATTTGTCAACGATAAGAAGGGGAACCCGAGCGCTCCTGATTATCAAGGCGACTTCAAGCTGACGCAGGAGTTCCTGGCGGCCCTGACGGCGGCGCTGGGCGATGCCCCCGACTGCAAGGTCAAGCTCGCCGGCTGGAAGAAGCAGGGGCAGAAGGGGCCGTATCTCAGCCTCAGCGTGCAGCCGCCTTTCCGTGGCGATCAGCAGTCCTCGCGGCCAACTGGAGCGCCAACCAAGCCGACCGGCGGCGAACTCCACAACGACGACATTCCGTTTTAGGTGGCCGCATGAACCGCCAGACCCTCAAGCAGCGCCGCCTATTGGCCCGCGCCGAACGCAAGCGCGACGAAGCCGAACGCCGCTATCACAAGACCCGCTCACATGCCGCGCTGATTCGGCTGCGTGACTGCGTGACGGCAGCGCTCGCGCTTACCCCGCGTGCAGGGGTGCGTGCGTGAGGCGCCCCGAGCAAGCCCTCCAGATCGCCGTGGCAGCCTACCTGCGCCTGGCATTGAATCCGCCCGTCCTGTGGAGCGCCTTTCCCTCGGGAGGCGGCGGCAAGGTGCGTGGGGCGTTCCTAAAGGCAATGGGATTGGCCCCAGGTTGGCCCGACCTGATCGTGATAGCCCCGCGCGGTCTCAATACCGTGGTTATCGGACTTGAACTAAAGGCAGCCAAGGGCCGCGCGTCGCCAGAGCAAAAACTGGTCCGAGACGCATTCCACGAGGCAGGCGCCCACTACATCGTTTGCAAGTCGATTGACGACGTATCGCTCGCATTGCGGGCTATGGGCATTCCCCTCTCTGCCAGCGTGGCGAGGGCTGCATGAGCAACGAAGCACCGATGACGCCGCCTGACTGCGATCTTCGTGGGCTGGAATGGATGCCGCTGTATGGCGGCCGGCTGTTTGGCTCTGACTTCGACGCGCACGCCTCGGACGCAGAGTGGCGCGCTGCCCTGCAACTGTGGTGGGCCGCCTGGAACCAAGTGCCGGCCGCCAGCCTCCCCGATGACGACGTGGCGCTCTGTCGGCTCGCAGGCTTTGGCCGCGACGTGAAGGCATGGCGCAAGGTGAAGGAGCGCGCCCTGTACGGGTTCACGATTTGCGCCGATGGCCGCTACTACCACAAGGCTCTGGCGGTCTTCGCTCTGGAATCGTGGCAGCGCCGCCTGCGGGATCGCGAGCGCAAGGCGAAGTATCGGGCGGAAAAAGAACGCCGCGCGGCGGGGGACGGAACGCGGACGGAGACGGGGACAGGACGCGGAAATGAGGTGGGACAGCCGCGTTCTGGAACGGCTGATGAGATGAGATGTGATGAGACAGGACAGGACGCGACTCTTAAAGAAGATTTAGGCGGCAAGCCGCCCAAGGCAACGCGGAAGACGAAGTTGCCCGCCGACTGGAAGCCAACCGAGGAGCAGCTTGCCTACGCCAAGGGGCAGGGCTGCGCCGATCCAGCCGACACTGCCGAGAGATTCCGCCTGCACCACCAGAGCAAGGGCACCTTGGGGCAGGACTGGAATCTCGGGTTTCAATACTGGTGCCGCAACGAAAAGACCTTCCGCAAGGCCACGCCCGAAGACCGGGGCGAGAAGCGAGCGCGTGAAATCCAGCAAGCCATCGAGAACAGCAGGGAGCCGCTGCAATGACCGTTGAACAACTGCTGAGCAAACTGGCTGATGCGTTTCCGGCCTTCAACGCCAAGGCCCTGGCGGCGTGGGCGCCGGTATTCCGCGCTCGCCTCGCTCGGCACGAAGGCCCCGCGCTGCAACAGGCCTACACCGATACGCTGGCCGCCTTCACGGTCGCCAAGGACAAATCGCTGTTCCCGGTGCCGGCTAATTTCGAGGCTAACCTGCCCTCGACGCGGCTCAACCTGCCGAGCGAAGGCCACGGCATCCGCGAGGCTATCAAAGCCCAAGCCGATCAGCAGAAACAGTCGTTCGCCGCATGGCTGGAAACTCAAGGGGCGAAGATCAAACAGGCCCGCCCGGCGCCGGTCTACAACGCCTGCCTGATGATGGCGGCGGACCTCGCCAAGCAATCTAACCGCGTGATCCTGAAGCCGGAGCAGATCGCCAAGTGCGAGAAGCGGGCGCTGTCACAGGCGCGCGTGGCTATGTTCGGCGCGCTGCCTCGGACGAATGAGGCGTGGCAGGCCCAGATCGAGCAGGTCCGCGCATCTTGGGCAACACCGCAGCGGGAAGCGGCATGAACACCCCACTATCCGGCAGGAAATTGCGTGTCGTGGTCGATGACGTTCTAACATTCCTGGAGGCGTCGGAGGAGGCTAATGCGCGGGCGCCGAAAAACGTCACCAACACAAAAGCCAATACCAAACGTCACGCCTTGCCGCCCCAGTATTTCGACGGCGCCGTGCCGCTGGGCATGAACGCTGACGAAGAGCAGGAAACAATCCTCTACGAAACCGACAAGATAAACCGGGCCGACGCTCTGCCGATCTGGCCGCTTGATGTCTGTTGGGCCAACTGGCAGGAGATGGATGGCGGCAGGCAGATGGCATTCCATCGGTTCCGAACAGTGAAGCCGAAGGAAGTGCGGGGCATAGCCAAGATTTTCTCGCCAGTGATGGCAGAACACGCCGCATCCGTGGTTTACGAGAATGGCGAAAAGCTAGCCGCAGTCGGCGTCAATGCACTGATTGCCGGCAACTGGGTAGACGCTCGCGGGACCGTCAATTGCTGGCGCGACCGCGGTGGATTCGAGCAGAGCAATCTCTACGACGACCAAGAGCGCGAGGGCCGTCACTTCACGCCCATGTACGCAACGTGGGTAGGACTGCGCCAGAGGTACGACTGGTCTGTTTTGCTGGGGTATCACGGGTCAAATCGAGTGCGGTTGTTCACCGATCCGATAGGTCTGCGGGCGGTGTTCAAGTTACGCGATTTGCCAGAAGGTCGCGAACGCCGGGCGGCCCTGAAGCATTGGGTTTCAGCACATTGGCGGCGGCAACGCCTCGATGACGACGCGAAAAGCTGGGTGCGGAAACATATCCGGGGTGCATCCGAGTTCGCGTGGGAGGGGCTACGCTGCGGCATTGCCCCGGCTGCCTATGATCTGGAGCAGATCGCCAAGGGGGCAGCATGAACGGCAGGCCCTGGACCCAAGACGACACCGCGATACTGGTAGCCCTCCACAAATCCCACGCCGACCACGAAATAGCCCAAAAGACCGGGCATTGCGCGGCAACGGTTCAGCGCAGGAGAGCAGCTTTGGGTTTGGACCCGTATGTGCGCGTGAGATACGCGACGTTCCTGGAAATGCCGGCCGCATCCTTGGCCGCAATTCGCCAAGCCGCTAGGGTGGCGGCATGAGGGGCAATTGGACTTTCGACGATCTTGACCGGCTTACGCGAGAGGCCCTTGAGGCTGCCGACGAGGAATTGCTAAGTCGCATCTGTATGAGCGATAATTTTGAGCCGAGTCTGGACACTGAGTCCACCGGGCTTGCGGCGCTAATCATCTGCACCAAACAAGAAAAGGCCGAAAACCGAGCGCGCGTGCTGGCAATCTTTGCTGAACGAGATGCCATCAAGGCGCGATGGGCCGCACAACCATCTTGACTTTCTAAGTCGGAACTTCCCACTGATCTAAGCCGACGCTCACAACAGCGAGCAACGGCATGGGCGAGAAGCCCCTTAATCCAAAGCAGACGAGATTCGTCGCCGAATACCTGATCGACCTGAACGCCACGCAGGCGGCCATTCGGGCTGGGTACAGCGAAAAGACGGCTGCTGTCATTGGCTGTGAGAACCTAAACAAACCTAACATCGCTGCCGCAATCGCAGAGGGCCAGGCCAAGGTTGCCGGCAAGCTTGGAATAGACGCCGCCCAGATCATCGCTGACTTGCAGGAACTGAGCCGCAAGGCCGCCGCAGAGAACCAATACAGCGCCGCCATCAAGGCCAAGGAACTGGTCGGCAAGCACGCCGGCATGTTCGTGGAGCGCCGCGAAACCACCGTTACAGACAAGCGCATGGTGGTCGAGGCCCCGCCGGTCGCCAAGGACGCGGACGAGTGGGCCAGCCAGCACGGGCCGCACTGATGCCCGACGGCACCGACTACTCGATCATCTGGAAGCCGCAGGCAGGCCCGCAGACGGCCTTGGTGACGTGTCCCGTCTTTGAGGTGTTCTATGGCGGCGCACGCGGCGGCGGCAAGACGGACGGCGTGCTGGGCGAGTTCGTCATCCACGCCGACGAATACGGCGAAAACGCCATCGGACTTATGGTTCGCCGCACGCTCAAGCAGCTTCGCGAGACGATCGAACGCAGCAAGGTCATTTACCGGCCGCTAGGTGCCGTTTTCAACGATACGGACAAGATCTGGCGCTTCCCGAACGGGGCGCGGCTGGTGTTCGCCTACCTCGAGCGTGACAGCGACGCCGACAACTACCAGGGCCACAGCTACACGCGGGTCTACGTCGAGGAAATCGGCAACTTCCCGAGCGCCACGCCGATTATGAAGCTCATGGCGACGCTGCGTTCCGGCGCTGGCGTGCCCTGTGGCTTCCGGGCGACGGGCAATCCGGGCGGCGCCGGCCACCAGTGGGTCAAGGCCCGCTACATCGATCCGGCCCCGCGCGGCTGGCAGAGGATCGAAAGCCGCTTCACGAATCCGTTTACGGGCGAGACTGTCGTTCGCGAACGCGTCTACATCCCGTCACGCTTGGACGATAACCGCTACCTGGGCGGCGACTATGTCGCCAACCTGCACATGAGCGGCAGCGCCGAACTGGTGCGGGCCTGGCTGGAGGGCGACTGGAGCGTCATCGCGGGCGCGTTCTTCCCGGAGTTCGGTCCGCAGCACATCGTCAAACCAATGGCGCTCCCGGATCACTGGACGCGCTTTCGTTCGGCCGATTGGGGTTCCGCCAGGCCGTTCAGCGTGGGCTGGTGGGCGATCAGCGACGGCTCGCTTGATGGGTTCCCGCGCGGCGCAATCATCCGGCATCGGGAGTGGTACGGCTGGAATGGCAACCCGAACGAAGGGCTGCGGCTGACGGCCGAAGACGTGGGCGTGGGCATCGCCCAGCGCGAAGACGGGGAGAAAATCTCCTATGGCGTACTCGATCCTGCGGCGTTCGCCTCCGATGGCGGCCCCTCGATCGCTGAGCGCATCTGGAAGGGCAGCGGCAACAAGGTTCAGTTTCACCGCGCCGATAATGCCCGTGTGGGCAAGCTGGGCGCTATTGGCGGCTGGGACCAGGTGAGGTCGCGCCTGAAGGGCGAAGACGGCCGCCCGATGATTTACTTTTTCGACACCTGCACACACCTGATTCGCACGCTTCCGGCGCTCCAGCACGACGAAGCGCGGCCCGAGGACGTGGATACCGAGGGTGAGGATCACGCGCCCGACGAGGCGCGGTATGCCTGCATGAGCCGCCCATATGTGCGCCTCGATCCATCCAGGGAAGCGCCAAAATTCGGCATTGAGAACTACACCATGAACGACCTCTGGCGCGAACACGGCCAGCACAAAGGCGGAAGAGGCAGGATATGAGCGAACTGGCAGACAACGCCGCCATTACACAGGGCGACAAGCCCGTAGGCTCTGCCCGCTACTGGCTGGGCGAAATCGCCACCGCCAAGCGCGTTCATGCGCCGTGGCATACCCGTGGCGACAAGGTAATCCGGCGCTACAAGGACGAAAACAGCGGACGCGAGATGGCGCAAAACTCGCGCGGCCGGAAGATGGCGATGCTGTGGTCCAACGTGCAGACCATCGGGCCGGCGCTGTTCAACCAATCGCCCGTGCCGAACGTGTCGCGCCGCAACAAGGATGCAGATCCGGTTGGCCGCGTGGCCTCGATCATCTTGGAACGCAGCATTGGCGTCTGCCTCGATACGCAGGACTTTGAACACACCATGCGCGACGTGGTGCAGGACTTGCTGCTGCCGGGTCGCGGCCTTGCGGTGGTCGAGTACCAGGCGGAGATCGGCGACGATGCCGACGCGGCGACCGAGCCGATGGGCGACGACCCGGACGACCCGACGCCGCAGCCCGGCCAGAAGGTCACGCGCCAGCAGGCGATTATGCGCTACCTGCACTGGAAGGACGTGCTGACCAATCCGGCCCGCATCTGGTCCGAGGTGTGGTGGTTCGGCTATCGGTCGTTTCTGACCAAGGAGGAAATCGCCGACAAGTTCGGCGAGGAGGTGGCCGAGCGCATCCAGCTTGACCACCGCCCGGACGACGAGAAGAAGGCCCCTAACGAACAGGCCGGCGACTACAAGGCGACCGTCTGGACGATCTGGTGCAAGCGCCACAACAAGGTCTATCAGGTCGCGCCGGGCTATCCCGACGATCTGCTTTCGGACATGGAGCCGCCGGTCAAGTTCGACAACTTCTGGCCGATCCCGCGCCCGGTGAATGCCACGACGGCCAGCGATTCGATCCTGCCGGTTCCCGACTTCGCGCTGTATCAGGACCAAGCCGACGAGATCGACCTCCTCACGAACAAAATCTACAAGCTGAGCGAATCGCTGCGACTGCGTGGCCTGTATCCGGCCGATATGGACAGCGTGAAGCGCCTGCTGTCGGACGCATCGGATACCGAGCTTATCCCGGTCGAGAATTGGGCGATGCTGGCCGAGCGCGGCGGCGCCGATGGCCTCGTCGTCTGGTTCCCGCTGAAGGACGTGGCGGGCGCCCTGGTGGCTTGCTACGAGGCGCGCGAGAAGGCCAAGGCCGCGCTGTACGAAGTGACGGGCATCGGCGACATCGTGCGCGGGGCATCGGACGCCAACGAGACGGCGACGGCGCAGCAGCTCAAGAGCCAGTGGGGCAGCCTCCGCATCCGCGACCGGCAGCGTGACATTCAGCGCTTTGCCCGCGATGCAATCCGGCTCATGGCCGAGGTGATCGCCGAGCATTTCAGCCAGGAGACGCTGGCGCAGATGTCAGGCGTCAAGCTGCTGACGGCGCAGCAGAAGCAGATGCTTCAGATGCAGCAGCAGTACATGCAGCAGTACCAGCAGCAGGCACAACAGGCCCAGCAAGCCGGCCAGCCGGTGCCGCCACCGCCGAACCTGCCGCAGCCTCCTCCCGAAATGCTCAAGGCGATGGAAGAGCCGTCTTGGGACGACGTGATGGCGCTCCTGCGTGACGACAAGCTGCGGGGCTTCCATATCGACGTTGAGACGGACAGCACCATCGAGCCGGACCAGCAGGCCGAGCAACAGAAGGCGGTCGAGTTTATCGCCGCCATGACGCAATTCCTGACGGCGGCCGGGCCGATCATCCAGCAAGCCCCGGAGGCGGCACCGATGCTGGGTGAAATGCTCACCTTTGGCGCGCGTCGCTTCAAGATCGGCGAGACGCTGGAGACAGCCATTGAGAGCTTCACGAACCAGATGGCGCAGAAGGCCAACCAGCCGCAGCCACCAAATCCAGGCCTGGAGGTCGCGAAGATCAGGGCCGATGCAGAGAAGCAGAAGGCCGGCGCACAGGTTCAAATGAGCCAGATCGACTTGCAGTCCAAGGCGCTGGAACACCAGCAGGCGCAGGCCGAACACGGCATGAACATGCAGGCGCTTCAGCAGGAAAGCCTCGCCCAGCAACAGCAGGCGGCCCTTGCCGAGCAGCAGCACGCGCAGGCCATGCAGCAGGCGCAGATGCCGGTGGCGCCATGATCTGCCCGCTGATGCCGCTTTGGCGCTGGCTATTCCGCCCGCGCAAGAACCCCCTCGACGGCACAAGATTGTGGGACAACTCATGAGAACCCGCTTCCGCTACGACGCAGACCTTGATGCCGTGGTCGAGATACGCGGCAACTATTTCGAGGAAACCAAACCCGGCCCGTCCGTCATCAGCGACGGCCTGAACGGCATCCACGGCCTGCTGAACCACGCCGACCGAAAGACCTACGACAGCAAGCGGGCTTTCGAGGCCGCCACCCGCGCCCACGGCTACGACACCGTCGGCAACGAGGACATGAGCAAGCACGTCAAAAAGCCCGAACTGATCGGCAGGCGCGAGATCGGCGAGGACATCAAGCGGGCCTTTGAGGAGGTCCGGCAATTCGGCAGCGATGCGGCGCGGCGCGCGAAGGAGCTAGGCTGATGCCTGATACTGAAGTTGACGATCTGCGGGGCGATCTCGCCAAGGCGTTCTCCGGCGAGGTCGAGCCGGCCACGCCGCCCGTTGCCGACATGGGCGAGACACCACCCGTCGAGACTGCGGAGGCTCCCAAGGAGCGTACGGCGGCCGAACGTGCCCGCGATGAGCAAGGGCGCTTTGCCAAGGAAGAGCAGGCGCGAGAGACGAAGGCGCGCGAGACGCTGACGATCAAGCCGAAGGACGCGGCGGTTGCCCGTGATGCAACCCCACCCATTACATCACAGGCAGCGCCGGCACCGGACGCCGCCAAGCCCGCAGACATTCCCCCGCCGATGGAATGGAAGGGCGCGGCGAAGGTTGACTGGAACCGCCTGCCGGCGCCGGTCAAGGCCGAGATCGCGGAGAAGTACGCAGCCCTGGCGACGGAGCGGGCAGAGGTCGCGCCGATCAAGGAGCTGATCGACACCAACCGGCAGTTTCTGGTCAACGAGGCGGGATCGATCGGCGAGGCGTTCCGGCAGATGGTGCAGTTCGCACGCTTGTCGGTTGACAATCCCGTGGCTTTGGCCCAGCATATCCTCCGAGCACGCGGAATCGATCCCGCGTCTGCGTTTGGTGGACAGCCCCAGCAGGGTATCCCCGGCCAGCCGCCGCAGATCGAAGACCTCGTCGCTCAGACCGTGCAGCAGACTTTGCAGCCCTTGTTGGCGCAATTTGAGCAGCGGGAATCCCAGCAGCATATCCAATCTATCGAGGCGTTCGCCTCGGACCCCGCGCATCCGTACTTCAACGACGTTCGCCCGCAAATGGCAATGTACCTGAAGTCCGGCCAGGCAAAGGATCTGAAGGACGCCTACGAACAAGCGACTTGGGCGCATCCAGTTATCCGGCAGCAGCTTCTCGCTGCACAGGCCGAGGACGCCGCGAAAGCCAAAGCCGCAGAGGTCCAGAGGGCGCAAGCCGCTTCCAGGGCCTCACTCACCGGCCCGCCGGTCACGGGGAATACCACCGTGAATGGCGAGTCAGATGGCAGCATTCGCGGCGATCTCATGCGGGCGTTCCAGTCCGTCGGAGGGGCCGTCTAATCAAGGAGACAGGCGATGCCCTCGCCGAATCTTTCGGAAATCACCACCACGACGCTTCAGAACCGATCCAAGAAGCTCGCCGACAACGTCACGAAGAACAACGCCCTGCTCAACCGTCTATCGAGCAAGGGCAACGTCAAGACCGTCCCTGGTGGCCGCTCCATCGTTCAGGAGCTGGAATATCAGGAGAACGGCACGTTCACGCGCTACAGCGGTTACGACGCCGTCTCGATCGCGCCGAGCGACACGTTCACCGCTGCCGAATACGACTGGAAGCAGGCGGCTGTCGCCGTCTCGATCTCCGGCCTTGAACAGCTGATGAACAGCGGCCCCGACGCGGTGATAGACCTGCTCGAAAGCCGCATCAAGAACGCCGAAAAAACCATGATGAATAACATCGCGGTTGACTGCTATTCGGACGGCACCGCGTCCGGTTCCAAGCAGATCGGCGGCGCCCAGTTGCTGGTTGCCGATACCCCGACCTCGGGCACCATCGGCGGCATCAACCGCGCGACGTGGACGTTCTGGCGCAACATCGCCGTCAGCACGACCTTCACGGCTGCCCTGATCCAAACCGGCCTCAACTCGGCCTACGCGCAGACCACGCGCGGCAAGGATCAGTGCGATCTGTGGGTCGCCGACAACACGGCGTGGCTGGCCTATCTGGCCTCGCTCCAGGCCATCCAGCGCATCACCGTATCCAGCGAGGCGTCGGCCGGCTTCCAGACGCTGAAGTACATGGGCGGCGACTTCATGCTCGATGGCGGCTTCGGCGGCGGCGCTCCGGCGTCGCACGTCTACGGGTTCAACACGGACTACATCTATTTCC